TCCGGAGCCTCTTACGGAATCGCAACAATTGGACTCACGGCAGAATACTTTGTCCCTGATGTGTTTGAAGACAATACTGAACTCAATGTTGAAGCAAACAGTTTCCTTGACTTCACAAACACAGATCCATTTAGTGAGGGTGAATTATGAAATTTGCAACATTCTATAATGAAACAATTAGAAAAACGGTCGTGGCGTTTGGCTCACTTTTTGATGATGTCTTTGTCCAAAGAAAAGATTCGTCGGGGACTCTTCAAAAGAAAATTCTTGTTCCAATCACATACTCTCCAAAAGAAAAATTTTATAGGATGATCAAAGAGTATCCGATTCTCAAGGGTGAAGACAGTGATGTTCACATTGGAAATATTCTTCCTCGCATGGGCTTTGCAATTACAACAATTGACTATGACGGAACAAGAAAGAGAA